ATCTCGTTAGTTGGCATTCGATTCTCCCATACTATTTATTCGCTAAATATTGTACTATGCCACGTATATCACTTTATCGCCCTGAAAGAGGGCAAGATTACAAATTTATAGACCGTCAAATTCGTGAAATGTTCACTGTTGGCGGTACGGATGTGTATCTACACAAGTACCTAGGTCCGCAGAATACACCAGCAGATCAAGCAACGGCTGATCAACCGCACTATAATGTAGTTCAAGAAACTAATATTCAAGATCTATTATTTTTAGAAAATCGTGATAGAAAATACAGCGAAGATGTTTATAGAATACGTGGACACTATCAAGTACAAGATTTAGATTTTAATCTTAGTCAATTTGGTTTGTTCTTAGATAACGACATGGTGTATATGACTGTACACATCAATGATTTTATTACTATTGTTGGGCGTAAACCGCTAGCAGGCGATGTGTTAGAGCTGCCGCATTTAGCAGACCAATTTGCTTTAAATGGCTATGACAAGGCCATGCCAAGATTTTTTGTTATTGAGGATGTAAATCGTGCTGCTGAAGGCTTTAGCATGACATGGTGGCCACATCTGTATAGATTAAAATTAAAAAAGATATCAGACACTCAGCAGTATGCAGATATACTTAAACGCCCAACTGACGAACATGCTAATTTTGCTGGCGACTATGATGCTGATAGAACCTATCAGCCTGGTGAAATAGTTAGATATCAAGGAATATTATATTCTGTAACAGCAACTACTACAGATCATACTCCTCCAAATGCCAGCTATTACAGTGTGTATAGTGGCAATACCATACAAGAACTACTAAGCACATATGATAAGAATTTAGAAATTAATGATGCTTTAATATCACAAGCCGAAGCTGATGCTCCTAAGAGCGGTTACGATACTAGATCTTTCTACACTCTAGCTGTAGACGAAGATGGAAAACCTGCTCTAACTACAGCTGACATAACTGATGAAGATGCTAGTACCACAATATTAGATGCTAGCAGAATACATGAAAGACCAATACGTTCTGGATACAATGGTTATCTGTTAGGAGATGGAATTCCTGAAAACGGTGTAGACTTTGGTCATGGATTACAATTTCCTATCAATGCCAGAGAAGGAGATTATTTTTTAAGAACAGATTTTATGCCTAATAGATTATTTAGATTCAACGGAGCCAGCTGGGTCAAGAGGGAAGACAATGTAAGAATGACTATGACCAATACCGATACAAGAAAATCAGCTAAGACAGAATTCGTTAATAATACAAATACTATAGTAGTAGACGGAGAAACAGTATCAGAACGTCAGAGTCTAAGTAAGGCACTAAGACCTAAGGCAGATTTATAATGCTTCATTTTTACGATGGTCAGGTAAGACGATACCTGCTTCAAATTATTAGATTGTTAAGCAATTTTACCGTCAAATATAGTGATGGTACAATCGTACGTGTACCTGTTATGTATGGGGATCCTGATAGACAGGCAGCACATATTGTAAATCAAAATAGTGAAAATACACTATCCAGTGCTCCAAGAATAGCTGTCTATGTTTCAGATTTAGATTTAGATAGAAGTAGACTAGCAGATGCTAGTTTTGTAGGAAAAATTAATATTAGAGAACGCGACATTGATCCAGAATCAAATGTCTATAATAGCAGTCCTGGACAAAGTTTTACAGTAGAACGTCCAATGCCTACACCGTTTACCCTAACAGTTAAAGTAGATATTTGGAGCACTAGCACAGATCAAAAATTACAAATATTGGAACAAATTTTAACATTTTTTAATCCTAGTCTTGAAATACAAACAACAGACAATTATATTGATTGGGCTAGTTTAACTGTGGTTGAATTAGAAGATGTAACATTTACCAGTAGATCTGTTCCTCAAGGGACTAATATTTCTATTGATATTGCTACATTAATGTTAAAGACTCCTATCTATCTAAGTCCTCCAGTAAAAGTAAAAAAACTGGGTGTGATTACGCAGATTGTTTCTAATATTTTTGGAAATTTTAATGGTGATCTGTCTTATGTAGAAGGTCTAGGCATGGATTTAGGTACTGGATCTGTTACATTCTCTGATGTGATTGGAAGAGAAAAAACTACCATAGGAGATTTTGATATTCTTGTTGAACAGACAAATATTAAAGTAACTAACAGAGGCACTACTGGTCCATGGCTAAATTGGCTTGTTATATTAGACCAAAATCCTGGAAAATATCAAGCAGGTCTAAGTAAAATATTTTTATTACAGTCTGATGGTAGTGAAGTAGTCGGTTATCTAAGTTTAAATCCACTTGACGAAACCGTTATGGTAGCTAATTGGGACGAAGATACTTTTCCTACTAATGACATGATAGAAGGACCAAGTAGAGCATCTACTAGTTGGGGATCATTTGATGCTATAGTTGATCCAACTAAAAATGGCCCTAATGGCTCAGGATTAGAACCTATAGTAGGCACTAGGTATCTTATACTTGAAAGCATAGGTGGCGGTGTGATTGATACATTTGTTACCAGCAATAGTTCTAAAAGAATAAACACAGGAATAGAATTTGATCTAGTAGACAGTCATGAGCTGTATATTGACGGAGTTTTTACTTCTGCTACTGCTAGTGACAACAACGGCATTTATTATCTTACCACTGCTACAGCTATTCCTATTGGTAGCACAGTAACATATAAACTAAATGTAAATCAAGACGGACCAGATGCCTGGAAAAATGCTGACGATAGTGATTTTATTGCCGATGCTAATGATATAATAGAATGGGATGGTAGTAAATGGCACATAGTTTTTTCAGCCAAAGAAAGTGCCGATCAGTTGCTTTATCAAACAAATATGTTTACACTTACACAATATAAGTGGAACGGTATAAGTTGGGTAAAATCTTTCGAAGGCGAGTATAAAAAGGGATCATGGAGAATAGAACTATAGAACTAGTTGATTGCTCTGGTGCGTTGATTTGTGCTAAAAATACTCGCAGGTTTTTATTACTTCAAAAAAATACTGGGAAACATGCTGGGCACTGGGGACTAGTAGGTGGAACCAATCAAAACGGTGAAACTGCTTGGCAGGGTTTACAACGAGAAATCGAAGAAGAACTTGGTTATCTACCAGAAATAAAAAAGACTATACCTTTAGAACGTTTTGTTAGTAATGATAGTATGTTTAACTTTCATACTTTCTTTTGTGTAGTCCCAGAAGAATTTGTTCCTACCCTAAGTAAAGAACATCAAGCATGGGGCTGGTTTACTGCTGCCGCAGCTCCTAAACCTTTACACAGAGCTTTGGATCTTAGTCTACGTAATAAAATTATACAAACTAAGATCCAATCTATCATTGATATTATTGATAGTCTTTAAGCTTGCGCTTCACCCCAACGTAAAACAATATTAGCATTAATCGCTGCTCCTGCTACCTTATACACATTGATAGCCAACACGTCAGGACCGTTAGGATACGTTCCTCTACCACCTAAAGTAGTATTTGTTAGTTCTTTCAATTCACTTAGATCTAGCACACTGGTAGTTCCAGGACCTGCGATAAACGAAAATACTGTTTCTCCTGGTTGAGCGTATGGAGGAATACCAAATTTGAACTGTACTGTGGTTGTGCCTGGTGTAAATGCTGCGCCAATACTACTTTGGTTAAATGTAACACGATAGTAGCTTGTTCCAAAGTAATTTTGCGAAGTAGCATTGCTCACAAATGTACCGCCTGGGAACTTAGTAGTATCATCTACTTCAGTGCCTGTTGTAGCGCCTGATGCTATCCAACTAGCATTTTGGAAGAACAGCACAGAAGTATTATTAGTATTATAGGCCTTTGTTACTGTTAGTGTGCTATTACCGTTTACGTTTCCATTAGCGTTCTGGCTCATTTGTACATAGTATACATTACCTAAAGTAGCATCGTTGTACCAAAAACTAATCTGTGTAATTGTAGTATTGGCAGGAATGCCGCCACCGCTTACTCTATCACCTACAGCCCATCCTTGAGACACATAAGTATTTCTATCTGATTCTGTTACAACAAAGAAGTTTGAATTATTTTCAATACTTCTATTACTACGCCAACTTAATGCCCTTGCTGTAATACTGCCTGTTGGAAACGCCTGTGTTGTAGCTGTTGAATTTGTACTGGCGGCTGAACTCCATACTACGGAACCGCCTGGAGCAATCTGACTAAAACTTGGTTGGCCGCCTTGTGCGGATCCTTGTAGTCCTGACCAAGCAATATCTGAAGGGCTTAAAGGATAATTTTGCGGATTTAAAACACCTTCGACAACAATACCGCCTGTGCCTGTGTCGGAAGTAATTTCAATGCCTTTTAACAA